CTGCCACTAGCACGGCAAATTACACCTATCCGATTCTGCCAATTGAAATCTATACACTTTCGCCGACAAACATTTATGGTCGGCTTGACGGATTGTATTGGATAACCGGATTTGACAATGTGACAGAAAATACCGTGACCGTTGATGGCAAAAACTTTGTTGTTTTCCAAGATATATTCCGCACCGGATTTGGTGACTACTTTGCTATGGAGTTGGACTAATGGCTTACGCTACAGGAATTGCTAACAATGCTGGTGAAATTGTTGCGGCAATAAAAGCTCTTGCGGTTTCTGGTGGGTGGAGCGAATCTGGAACTACATTGGTAAAAGGGGATATTTATACGCAACTTGATGTTACAGGTAGCGATATTTTTATTCGTTCTGGACTTGGTGGAGTTGGATTGAATCAAACGGCACGCTCAAATAGAATTATCGGCGGCACATGGAGTACGGCTACTGGCAGTCAATTAAGCTACCCATGCACCTACCATGTATTTGTTCATTCTGACCCTGACAATGTGGTTTGTTTTGTAAATTACAACGTCAATTGGTGGCAATGGTTAATGTTTGGCAAAGCGTTAAATTTGGGGGTTGATGGAACTTGTAATTATCAAGCAGGTTCATTTCCTGCCGGAGTAAGTTTAACTGGTGCAAATAATGTAGTTTATTGGAGTTCTGTAAGTGAAGGCGTAACTGGCACTAATGCTCCTAATTATTATGGAGTACCATTCCCACTTTGGCCGAACTTTGGGGCAAATGCAGGAGAAAGCGCAACTGGAGATTCAATAAATCTTGAGGGAGCGCCATGGTTAGAAAACAGACAGCCAGCAACACTGCAAGCAGTAAATATCAGAAGATATGCAAAAACATTTCTAAATCTTTTGCCAAACGCATGGAATGGTGAAACAACCCTTGTTAGATGTTTTGTAAAATATATCAGAAGCACTGGTGTTTATTCTTATGGAGCAGAGCTGCCGCATATTAGATTAACAAGAAACAATAATTATAATGATGGCGACACCATTACTTTGGGAAGCGATGAATGGATGATTTTCCCTGGTCTTAGAAAAAACACAGCCTCACCTAATGCTAGCATTTCAAATCCACAGCATTCCGGCACCATCGCAATTGCCGTTAGGAAAACTACCTAATGGCTGTATTGGCTGGAGGTTTAATTTACGGCGGCAACGATGCGCCTGTAAACTTTAATCCATATCTTTCGCCTGATTTTCAAAACATAATCACAACAGAATATCCTTATGGAGTTTCTGCATCTGATTATTATTATTCAAGCGTTGCCAGAATAACCGAAATCGAGGTTGATGAAAGAGCAATAACAGGAAAAATTCAGGGCATATTTTTTGACGATTATTACTACCGCATCCACACTAAGCCACAGTCTATTGTTTTGGGTAATTTGGTCTCTGCAAAAACGGAAACAGTAAAGGTTTGGAATAGCTACTTAGAGCCAAAAGTATTAAATAACATTTCAGGGCTTGCAGACGGGGTTACAGTAACAAGCCCTGAGCCAGAGCCTTCATACTTTGCTGCAACCGAAGAGCGTGATTATCAATTTAATATAGATAAAAACGGCAATGCCGTGATTGATATAGTTGCAGTATTTAACTTTGTAAATGCAAACGACCCTACTGTTTCAATCACTGGCAGGCGATTAGTCATTATGCCGTTCAAGCCGATGAACAATATGCAAGAGCGCATTGAGTGGCTTACAGACATTATTCAATCGTTTGATGGTGAGCAACGTCTTGCATTAAGAATGGCTGGCAGGCAAGAGTTTGAATATCGCTATTATCTGAATGAGCAAGACTTCAGCAAAATTAAATCTATTGCTTATCAATGGGGCTTTAGAATTTTTGCAATTCCGGTATGGCATGAGGAAACAAAAAACATCGGCACAGTATCGCTAAATGCCACTGAAATCTTATTTGACACAAGTTATGCAGACTATCGTTCTGATTCACTGATTGCCGTTATCGGGCAAGATAATGACATTGAAGCGGTAGAAATTGACCAAGTGCTATCGGATAGAGTAACCTTAAAGTTACCATTCCCACGAACAATGAGTAATGTAACGGTTGCGCCAATGCGCTTTGCTCGCTCGCTTAACGGCATTGATTTTGACCGTCAAGCACCTAACCATACTTTTTCGTCAACAACTTTTACTGTCACGGATAATGTAGATTTATCTGCATCTGGCAGTTTTACGCAATATAAATCTTTAGATGTGTTGCATAACTGCATCGTCTTAATTACTCCAGTTACAGAGCGCATGATTCGTGCTGTTGATGTATTTGACAACGGCAGCGGACAAATTGATGTTGACGTTCAAAATGATTATATAAGCCGAACTTTTACGATGACGTTTGTTTCCTACAATAAACAAGAGCTATGGCAAAACCGTCAATTCTTGCACCGCATGAAAGGCAAGCGCGGCACGTTCTGGAGGCCGACATTTAACAAGGATATGATTCTTGTCAGCACCATTGGGCCAAGCTCCACATCTATAACTATTGAGCCAATCGGTTATCCGCTTTACTATACCAATACAGATATAATGATTGAGATGAAATCTGGCACAAGGTATTACAATGAAATCACAAGCGGAGCATCCGTTGGGAACACAGAAGTATTGCAACTTGCGTCTGTGTTTGGCGTGACTATCCAGCCAGCGGATGTTAAGAGAATATCTTTCATGCACAAAGTAAGACTTGATTCTGATTCTGTTGATATTTTGCATCTTGATAACGGCATTTGCCATACCGCAATTCAAGTTAGAGAGGTTCCTGCGTGAGTTATCTTTCAGTAGAAAATTCAGTCAATCAAGGCGCACCTATTGAGCTTTATGAGTTTATCCGTGGCACGTCTGCATGGCGATATGCCTCATGCTCTAATGCTGTTACTTACAACGCTAGAACTTATGAGCCTTTGCCTATCATTAGAGACAGAATCAAGCAAGGAACAGACGCATTCAAAAATGATATTAAACTGACATTTCCTAGAGACAATGAATTTGCTGCACAATATATTACTTTTGCGCCAGATGATGTAACTACAGTCAATATCTATCGAGGTCATGCTGGTGATAATAATTTTATTACTTACTGGAAAGGTAGAATTATTGGGGTAGAAATATCCGGTAATGAGGTAACAATTGATTGTGAATCTGTTTTCACTTCAATTAAAAGGCCAGGATTAAGGGCGGTGTTTGAATATACTTGCCGCCATGCTCTTTATGGTATTTCATGCCGTGCAGCACCATCAGCATTTGAAGTTTCAGGCACTATATCTAATATCTCTGGTAATGGATTAATTATTACTTCAACAGCAGCCGGAGCGTATACATCTGGCTATTTTACTGGCGGCATGGTTGGTCAATTGACAGGAGTTAGGCGGTTTATCACTAATCACACAGGGACTGATTTAACTTTGTCTCGACCTGTGCCTGAGTTTGAATTAAGCGGTAATATAAAAATATATCCTGGTTGCGACCACACAAAAGAAACCTGTAACGCAAAATTTAATAACCTTAATAATTTTGGTGGATTCCCCTGGATTCCCATCCGCAACCCATTTGACGGAAACTCAATTTTATAATGTGGAACTATATCATCGGATATGTGGTAACGCTTGTATTAGGTTACTTATTTGCGCCAAAGCCACAAAATGCAAAGCCAGCAGGATTGTCTGACGTTCAAGCTGCTACTGCTGAAGTTGGTAGAGAAATCCCTGTGTTGTTTGGCACAAGAGATTTGGAAGGGCCAAATGTAGTATGGTATGGTCATCTAAAAACCAAAGCAATCAAAGTCAAGGGTGGCAAAAAATGATTGTAGTTACAATCGAACATTTAAGGAAATTGAGATACTGCTCAAGAGGTGTCCGCAAGTTTTTTGAAAAGTATGAATTAGATTATTCAAAATTTTTGCAAGAAGGCATTACAGAAAAAGAGCTAGTTAAAACTAACGATGCAATGGCTTTTGCCGCTATTGAAGAGGCTAAAAAATGAGCAGTGGAAGTCAAGAGGTTGTTGTCGGTTATAAATACTATCTCGGCGCACACATGGTTTTTTGTCATGGGCCTATAGACGCAGTTACTAAGATATGGGTTGATAACCGTGAGGCATG